GCTGAACTCGCTGGTTTGACCTTGGTTTCGGTCGGGTTTGGCGTGATTTGGTGGCCGCTGGGTGTGATTTGCGCCGGAGTCGCGCTGATCCTGCTCGGGGCGGCGGCGGCGTGAGCCTGTTCCGTAGCCGTGAGCGCCGGCAGTGGGCTCCTGAGCCGGTCATTCCGCCGTTCCCTGGCGTGGACATGTTCGGTTCGACGGTTCCGACGATGACGTCGGCGATGCGCGTTTCGGCGGTCTGGGCGTGCGTGCGTCTGCTGGCCGACACGGTGTCGATGATGCCGTTGAACCTGTACACGATGCAGAACGGCATCCGGGTGCAGATCGAGCCGACCCCGAATGAGCAGCGGCTTCTGACGCAGCCGGGTGGCGACGCCACGATGCCTGATTTCCTGTATCAGATCATGGTCTCAGCCCTGCTGCGCGGGAACGTGTTCGCCACTCAGACCTACGGCTCTGACGGATACCTGCGCCAGGTCGACGTCTTGAATCCTGACGCTCTGGATGTGTCGGTCGATTCGGAGACGGGTTCCCTGGTCATCAAGGATCACCGGGGCAACTCACTGCCGCCGCGACAGGTGTGGCGGATGGCTGCCTACCGGATGCCGGGGATGAAGCTCGGACTCGCGCCGATCTCCTATGCGGCCACGACGCTGCTGACCGATGCCGAGGTCCAGAAGTTCGCCCTCGGATACTTCCGCGATGCCCTGCATCCGACGTCGACGCTAGTTTCGGACCAATCGATCACACAGGCCGACGCAAGGTCGGTGCTTGATCGGATCATGGCGAAGAAGGACGCGCGCGAGCCGCTGATCCTTGGGGCTGGGCTGAAGTTCCAGCCGATCTCGGTGTCTCCGAACGAGTCGCAGTTCTTGGAGACTCAGAAGTATTCGGTCGCCACGATCTGCCGCATCTTCGGCGTACCGCCCGAGATGGTGGCCGCCGAGGCTGGCAACTCGATGACCTACTCCAACGTGGAGCAGCGCGCGATCGACTTCCTGACCTACTCCATTCAGCCGTGGCTGACGCGGATCGAGACCTCGATGGCGACGTGGTTCGCGGGCTCCAAGCATCCCCGCTTCGACACCTCGGTGCTGCTGCGTACCGACATTGAGACGTTCATGAAGGCCGCGTCGATGGCGATCGCAGAACCATGAGGGCCTGCCGCTCGCTCGGACGACCTCGGGAACGATGGAACTCTCCGAGGACTCCACGGGCTTGAAGGTCCGCGCATTCCTCGATCCTTCCGACCCTGACGTGCAGCGCATCGTCCCCAAGATGCGCCGCGGCGACTTGAATCAGATGTCGTTTGGCTTCCGTATCGACGGCTCGGACGGCCAGGAATGGTCAGGTGACCGCACCGAGCGGACCCTGCGAAGCCTCGACATCAACGACGGCGACACCTCGATCGTGACCTACCCGGCGAACCCTGGCACCCGTGTCGGCTTCCGCTCCAAGGACGGCCTCGACCTCGAGCCCGTCATCGGTGCGCTGCTGGACATGGAGCGCCGCGGGGCATCGTCCGCCGAGGCTGACGCCTTCTTGGCGCGCGTTCTCGGCTACTTCCGCGGCGTTGACCTGATCGTCGACGAGGCGCAGGCCGAGGTCGCCGAGCAGTTGGGCGTACCCAACCCCGACATCGACGCCGATGCGGACGTGTCCCCCGATTCTGACGAGCGCGCTGCGGCGTTGCTTGCCACTGAGCGCCGGATCGCCATGATCCGCGCTCTCACCGCCTGATCTCAGGCACGCACAACCGTTCCCTGACGCACCAGCCCGCCGCACGCCTCCACGGCCTGCGGTCGCCCTGCTGCGGCTCCGTTCGGTGGCTGACACCCATCCAAACGAAGCCCGTCATGGGCGGAAGGAGGCGTCCCCGATGGACGTCTACAAGACCCTTCGGGACCGGCGCGAGGCAATCGACGCCCGCCTGAAGGAAATCACCGAAGCAACCGAGGCCGAGACCCGTGCGTTTAGCGCGGAGGAGAACACCGAGATCGACGCACTGGTCGCCGAGCGTGGTCAGAACGTGGCCCGCGAGGGCGAACTTCGCGAGCAGGAGCTCGGCGAGATTCGTGCCGACCGCGCCCGCCTGGAGATCGTCGGCTCTGCCGGCGTCGCCCAGACCTCGGTCATCAACGAGCCGAACCCGGTCTACCGCAAGGACGACCACACCACGTCGTTCTTCCGCGACTTGGCTGCGTTCCAGCTCAACACGAACGTCGGCACCACCACCCTCTCCGAGGCCCGTGGCCGCCTTGCGGCAGCCCAGGAGACCCGCGCAGGCGACATGACCACTGCCGCTGGTGCTGGTGGAGAGTTCGCGCCGCCCCTGTGGCTCGTCGAGGACTTCATCGCCCTCGCTCGCGCAGGCCGCGTCACCGCCGACCTCGTTCAGAAGGACGTTCTTCCTTCGGGCATCTCCTCGGTGAACCTCCCGAAGGTCGCGACCGGTGCTAGCGCCGGTGTTCAGGCAACGCAGAACTCGGCGCTGTCCGACACCGCGATGACCACCACGTCGGTGTCCTCGGGTATCACCACGGTCGGCGGCAAGCAGATCATCTCGATGCAGCTCTTGCAGCAGTCCGGCATCCCCTTCGATCGGGTCATCCTTCAGGACCTCGCGAAGGCGTACGCCGTTCAGGTCGACAAGCAGGTCCTGTACGGATCGGGCGCGTCGGGTCAGGTCACCGGCCTGGTGACGAACGCAGTCAACAACGCGTTCACCTCCGCGTCGCCTGCTCCCGCATCGGTCACGAACGCGAACTCGCTGTATTACGTCATCTCCAAGGCGGCGGCTGCGGTTCAGACGGCGCTGTACAACCCGGCCGACGCGATCATCATGCACCCGAACCGTTGGGCGTGGATCTTGGGTTCGGTTGACGCGAACAGCCGTCCGCTGGTCATCCCTGCTGGCCCGCAGTTCAACGGCCTCGGCAACGTGGGCGGACCTGTCGCGCAGGGGTTCGCTGGTTCGTTCGGTGGCTACAACGTCTACACCGACCCGAACATCTCCACGACCGCCAACTCGGCCACCAACCAGGACGAGATTTATGTCCTGCGGCGTGACGAGCACTGGCTGTGGGAGTCGCCGGTCCAGACGAACTCGTTCGACGCCACCTACGCGGATAACGCTTCTGTGCTGTTCCGCATCTTGGGTTACCTGGCATTCATCGGCAACCGCTACACGGGTGCCTGCCAGTCGATCCGTGGTACCGGCCTGATCGCTCCCTGATCGCCGTAGTCAGCCGCTCCTGATCCGAGCGGTTAGGAAGGCCCGTCGCTTGGGATGGCGACGGGCCTTCCGCATCCCAACTGGAAGGAATCCCCATGAAGGTCCGCGACCGCGTTTCTATCGGATGGCTTGACCCCGGCGTGGTCGATGGCATGTTCGCGCTGTCCATCGCCAATGTGTACGCGCAGCGGATGGACAAGATCGACGCGCTGATTCGTGTCGAAGCTGGCGGCCTGCTTTCCCGCGGCCGCAACGAACTCGTGGACCGCTTCATGACCACCAGCACCGCTGAATGGCTCCTCATGGTCGACTCTGACGAGCAACTCTCGCTCGACGCGTTCGACAAGCTGATCGGCGCGGTTCACGACAAGGACCGCCCTATCGTCGCCGGCCTCTACTTCGGCGCATGGCCTGGCGACTTCTATCCGACCGCAATGCCGTTGATCTTCCGCCGCGAGCCGGACTCGACCCGGTTCCTGCCGCTGGTCGACTACCCACACGACTCGCTGATCGAGATCGACTCAGCCGGTACCGGCTGCCTACTGATCCACCGCAGCGTCTTCGAGGCTTTCCAGGCCGAGGCGACGGTCCATGAGGGCAAGTCGTGGTGCTGGTTCCGCGACATGCCCGTCAATGGCGACTGGTTCTCCGAAGACCACTTCTTCTGCGCGCGCGCCAAGGAGCTCGGGTTCCCGATCTGGGCGCACACGGGGGCCACGCTTCCGCACCGCAAGCAGTTCTGGCTATCCGAGCGCCATCACCGCCCCGATGGGCCACCCAAGCCTCGCCAGGACGCCATGAACCGGCGACCCGGCCTTGAACGTCGATAGGAGAACCCATGCCGCCGTCGACTGACCTTGTGCTTCTCCCTGACGTCGCCACACACCTGAACTGGTCTGCCGCCGAGACGTCGAAGTACACGACCCCGATGGGGCGTTTCATCTCTGCGGCCACGACGGTCATCGAGGGCATCTCGGGTCCGGTCGTGCAGCGGACGTTTGATGAGTGGTACACGGGCGGGCGCTCGCGTATCCAGCTCGACAACTATCCGGTGGTCGGAATCCCGACGCTGGTCACCGAGTCTTACGGCTCCTCCGTGGTGTGGACCTTGACGAACGAGCCTGTTGACGGCTCGTCCGCGGGAGATGCCTACGGCTACACCATCGACCTCGCGATGGGCGTCCTGTTCCGCCGCGCGAGCGGCGTGAGCATGAACTTCGCGAACGGTGTTCGCAACATTCACGTCCAGTACACAGCCGGAATGTGTGCCGACACCGCGCATGTGCCGCCCAATATCGCCCTGGCTGCTCTCGAACTGATCCGGTTCAACTGGCAGCCAACGCAGGCCGGGAATGTACCTTCGTTCGGCGGCGGCTCGGGTGTGGACACGGTGAGTGTC